CCGTTTATGACGCTGTGTTAGCGGCCCCGTGGCTCAACTGGATAGAGCAGCCCCCTCCTAAGGGGCAGGTTACAGGTTCGAATCCTGTCGGGGTCGCCACCTGCGCTATTCTTGATATTTTTTGCTGAAATATCAGACGTTTGCGAAAGCGTGTCCCGCTTTTGGATTTGCGTGTCCCGTTTCATGCGACCCCCACAAGCAATTTGACCATGCGTTCGCGATCAGCGGCGCGGGTGTAACGCTCCACCTCTGACAGGCTCATATGCCCTGCCATCGCGGCGATCTGGTGAGTGGTGATGTTCGGTTGTTCGGCCCAATATGTGCAAAACGCCTTGCGCAGCCCATGAAGGCGCGCAGCCATGCCGGCCTCTCGCGCAGCATCTGCAAACAGGTTGCCGAGGCTCTCCTTTGCAAATGGACGGCCAAAGCTATTGAGAATGAAGGCAGGCGCAATGTCCGGGGTTCGGGCGATCACGGCGCGCAGTTCGCGTGTCAGCGGGACACGGGCCTTCACCTTGCTCTTATGCCGCTCATACACCAGCAGGTCGCCCTTGATGTTTTTGCGCCCCAGCTTGGCGAGGTCGCCACGCGCCGCGCCGGTATAAAGGGCCAGATCGAAAACAAGCCGTTCGAGAGTTCCGACCGGCCACCGTTCTTGAAAGACTGCAATGTCCTCAGCATCGGCCACGGGAAAGCCCTTAATCTTTGGCTTGTCCAATTCAATCCCGACCATCGGGTTCTTGGCGATGAAGCCCAAGCGGCGCAGGTGTTCAAAGACAGGCTTAAGCGCCTTGTATTCGTTTACCGCGCCATGCCCGCCCTTAGCGTAAAGGGCGCGCTCAATCGCATCGCTGGTAATGGTCTTGATCGGGCGGTCGCCTTGGGCCTTCCGATAGCGGGTGAAAATCGCCAATCGGGATTTTTTCGTTTCGTCCGAGTATTTCGCCCATTTGTCATTGCCGGATGTGTAGAGGTCGAGCGCCCATCCGAATGTTTCGGCTTTCGGAGTGTCGACTCCCGGCGGCATTTCTTGCCAGCGGGCATGTTCAACCGCCCAGGCGGCCACCACAAGGGGATCGCTGGGGTGAAGCCCATGCACCTCAAGAGACCGCTCAACATTGCCGCGACGGTAGGTATGGAACCACCGGCCACGGCGCATTTTGGAACGGAGGTAGGGGTACTTTTTCATTCCGTTTCCGCCGAAAAGGATTTGCCATGCCACTCGGAATTTGGTGTGGATTGATCAGGATAGCCAAACACCACGCCCTCCGGTCCGACACTTTTGATCCTCGCATCGGGATGGAGTGCAGTCACAGCCTTGTGCGCCTCAGTCACCTGATGTTCGGTCGGCATGGAAGGGGCCCGAGTACGAGACACTAATTGCCCTCCCCAAGATCGCGATCATACCACAGTCCTTTTTCCGGGGTGAAGTCGCCATACCGGAACCGCCGTTCGCTCTCTTCCTCGGTTTCGGTCTGCATCGATTCCCACGACATTTGGTCCCGCCTCTCAAGGTAGAACGGCAAGGCGCACTGAGACAGGCAAATTGGGGCAATGCCGCGCGAATTAAGGATACCGGCATGTGCTCGGCGATCTTCCATATCCATGTCCGCAGAGCGGTTTCTTGTCGAAAAGTATAGGCCAGCGGGCTTCTGCGCACCGTAGACGTATTTCCCATCCACCAGCGGGGCATGCTCAATCGTGGCGAAGCGTTGATTCTCTTGCAGCTCCAGATATGGGGCGCACTCGAACGGCCCGCCGCCTTCCAGTTTCTCGGGAAACATGTCTGTGGTGAACATGTGCAACAGGACCGATTCCAGCGTTGCGCCCTCATGGACGCCGAGACTGACGGGGTGCGGGCCAGTAGACTGATCGCTCTGATAGGTCATCCCGGCAAACCTCTGGTACATCTTGACAGCATGAGCCGCCGTGCCAGTTGCCAGCAGAGCAATCGTCAGGCGCACCGCATCTCGCGGGTGCATGTGTGGGGCGCTCACCCCCCTTGCGCCGGAGGTGATCAACCCGGCCTCTTTCATAAAGCGCGTGTAGAGCATCGCGGTTTTTTCCTCGACACGGTAGGCATCCACCACGATCTTTATGAAGGCACTCGATTTCATGTCTAATGAATAAGCTTCATTTAGCTCACGTGTCAAGATTAATGTGGAAGTTTCATTTAAAGTTATCTGCGCGGCAGCCCATTCTGGCCACTCGCACCGCGCCAGATTGCCGCCATCAGCTTATTCCCTGACTGATTGCATTCAACCGTAAAGTTCTCGCGGGTTTCTACATGAACTGGACCATCGGTATCCCAATGGACATGGGCCAATGCCGCGAGCCCTTCCATGCTCACTGGCGTCATGTCGATCATTCTAAAGAACGCCGCATCCTCGCGGGCGGCGGAATCAGTACTTTCGGGCCATTTCCAATCTTCGTTTCCGGGCATTTCAGAGTAGTGAATCCACTCGGCCCGTGCGTCACACCATTCTCGATATAGCGGCAAGATCGGGTCCGCCTTTTGTGACGCCATGCCTACAACCGGAAATGCCAAGGCACCCGAGCTGGCGGGGATTGCTGCCAAGAGGGTTCGGCGGTTGATTTTGGGCGAACCTGTGTCGTTCGCACAAATGCGGTCTTTGGTCATTGTTTTGATCTCCGTTTGTGATACAAAGGGATCATAACCACACTGATCTTAAAGGATCAATAGCAAAATGATCTCATCGGATCAAATTCGGGCGGCGCGCTCACTGCTGGCACTTTCACAAACGGTTGTAGCTGAAGCTGCTGGCGTTTCAGTTCCCACTCTGAAGAGGGCTGAAGGCTCTGGAAAAATCCAAGCGTCTGCAAAGGCAATTGCAGCAATCCGCAACGCACTAGAAGCCTCTGGCATTGAATTTATTGACGAAAACGGCGGCGGTGCTGGCGTAAGAATGAGGGAAGGAAAGTAGATGCCTATAGCAGAAGCTCTAACATCGATCACGGCTATGATTGGGTTGGTAAAAACACTTAAAGACGTTGACCATGATTTAGACAAAGGTCAACTAAAGTCCCAAATGGCGCAATTATATAGTGACCTAGCAGACGTAAAAATGGATTTAGTGGACGCACAGCAAGAGCTTCACGGCAAGGATCAAACAATCAGGGAATTGAACGAGCGCTTTGATTTTCAGAAAGCGCTAGTAGAGATTGAGGGCTTCAAATATGATTCTAAGGACGGCCGACCATCCGGACTGCCCTATTGCCCAAATTGTGAAGTCAAAGAAGGAAAAATGTATCGGCTCAGCAAGGGGGATGAACAGTTCTCCGATTGCCTGAATTGCGAAAAAACTCACAACGCTGCCGCAAACGGTCGGGTCAATTTGAAAAGCCCGCCTATTGAGCGAGATGTGCTGGTCGGCAGATACTAGAAGCTCATCAATGCAAGCATTTGCGCGCCGCGCCTGCGGAAATCAGAAACAGGCCGCGCGCTGTCGGGGTTACTGCGGGACTCACCGACTAAACCGGATCGCTTTTGGGCTGAAAGAACCTGAAAGACCCAAGGCGTGACCTGACCTATTCCTTCCAATCGACCATGCGCATGGCCCCGGACACGTCACCGGGCGGAATGCCTGCTTCTTTCGCCTCGGCCATCGTCTTGATGATCGCGGACAAGGCACGGGCGCGCCCACCAGCATCGAAGGCTTGCAGGGGGCGGATCGTGTCACTCCCCACCTCGGCCCCCAGCTTGGCCGTCGCTTCGTCAGCCAGCAGCGCCGCGATGGGTTGCAGCGTCCAGATTGCGAGCTGGCGCTGCGCCTCGCGGACCACCGGGCCGGTTGCAGCGCGGTTCAACAGGGACGGCAGGACACCGTAAGCCATGCTGATGCCCTCGCGCGCCGCTGCCAGCGTCTCGGCCGTCATGGATTTTGACAGATCCGGTGAAAGCTGATCCGGGCGCTGCCCTATCTGGGGGTTCATCCCCGCCGCCGTCGCCTGGGCAACGCCTTCGACCACCAGGGTAGATCCCCGCCGCCCTTTAAACTCGCCACGCATGGATGCCATGTCCTCGGCCCCGGTATCCGGCAGGGGCACGATCAGCGAGCCAAGCGGGGCATTCTCAAACGTTTCACCAAGCGCCGATTCCACCGCATGGAGCATGGCCCCGGTAAGGCTGGACCGGCGCAACGGGGCGGTGCCTATCCATGGCGTCAGGTTGTCCGATCCGATCCGCAGGTGCAGCACCTCGGCAGCAAGGGCGGTTACGGTGCGCCCGCCGCCCGCCTCGGGGATGGACAGGCGATAGGCACGCGGGCGTCCGTCGCGTGTGGTCACATCCCAATCTGTCGCGGGCACCAGGCCGAGATCAGTGATCAGATAGACCGCCTCGCCATTGAGTGCGACTGCGCGGGCGATCATCGCCATGGTCTGCCGGGTCAGCAGCTCGGTGCCGGTTACATCCGCCATGGCGAATCCACCTTCCCAGAGGCTAACGCAGCTCTGAACCGTCGCCGTCAGCTCGGCCACACCGCGCCGCCCAGATATGTAGCTATCTCGCGCCGCCATCACATGGGCGGTGTAACCCGACCCGGATGAGCGCGCCTCGATCGGGCGCAATTTATTCAAGAGCCATCCAATCATAATTATCTCCACCGATTTGAGGCATGACGCCGGACGACGCTATGTGTGGCTTCGCCCACGGGTTGCCAGTCGCGAGCCTCGATCTGGGCTTGCGGGTAGGCTGGTTTCGTGACGGCGCTGATCTCGATCAGATCCGCCGCGCGGATGGTACGCAGGATCGATGTTCCGCGTTCTTCAACTGTTTCTCCACCGGGCCGGACCCGGAACCCAGGAGACAGGCCGCGCACCAGACCGGCGGCATGGGCCGACAAGAAATCCCGAACATACGTAACCTGAGCCATGTTGGGGCTGATCCTCGCTTCTGCGGTCAACGCGTCATCAGTTTCGGTCAGGGTCAGAGTGCCTGCGGACCGTGAGGCAAGCGGTTTGTCGAAGTCATGGCCTGCAAGGAAATGTACATCCTCGCCGCGTTCAATCCGATCCGCGAAGGCGCGGGCCGCGATCATCTCCCGACGCTCGCGTCCCATGCCCACACGCTCGGCCAATACGGTTTCCCGATTGTAGGGAAAGGTTGCCAGAAGGCAGGTTTCCCCGCCTTCCGTGCGCAGCTCAAGGCTACCTGTGTGAGCACCCCAGAGCATTAGGCCAGCTCCAGTCCGGTCAGAACTTCCAGCTGCGTCGGACGCGCAACTGTGACGTCCATCGTTGCCAGCGCGGTCAGCCGCAATCCACCCGACGCGGCGTCGGAAAACGGATCGCGGATCATGTCCACTGCCCCCCATTTGCCAACGAAGATCGGGGCCACGCCACCGGCTTTAGTGGTCAACAGGGCCGAGCAGGCGGACGGCGAACCGCTTGGCGCGACGAGCGCGTTGTGCGACATGGACAGACTGCCCAGTTTGGCGGCGAGGCGGTCCCATTCGGTGATACCACTACCGGCGTCCCAGACTGCTCCATCCATGAAATTCCACAACTCGGGCCGTACCAGACCGCTGACAGCCTTCGGACCTGAGGCCGAATTTGCGGTGATGAACCGCGTTACGGCAGCTCGGAACGCCGCCCAATCTGCGGACGCGCCGATTGCGGTGCTGGTGATACCATAGGTCGCCGATCCGGCGATAACGCCCAACGGTTCACCCGATGCACCAGAGCCCAGGAACACGACTCGATCCATCTCAACCCCGATAGCGGCGTTGACATCCCGCCGCACAGCCTGTTCCAGCGCCGCGCCCGACTGTTTCAGCGTCTTACGGGTGATTCTCATCTGGACGCCAAGGGTCTGGTCCGGGGCCAGCGCTTTGTCGGTCGTCTGGAACGCCTGTGCCGCGCCTACGTCACCGGTTTCGCTGGTTTGCCAGCCCACAGACGCGCCCTGGGTCACCACTGGCCATTCGATTTCGCCGTGGTCGATGCTGATCATCTGCGCGCCCATTTGCGCGGCAACAGAGCCGGGGAACAGCCGGTCGATGATTGGACGGGTTTGCATCGGATCGGGTGTCCCAGTGGCAATGGTTTCACCCGCGCGGGCTTCCAGAGCCTCCCACGGCACCGGCAAACCCTGATAGGTTCCGTTGCTGCGGAGTTCGGTCACAACCTCCGCTGTGCGCCCGTCGATCTGGTGACCGTGATCCAGTGCCATTGCGATCTGACGGACTTCGAAGCCATCGACCAGAACCGACCATTCCTGACCTTCACGGGTTTCCAGTTCATCGCCAGCGTCCCGCCGCTCTGTATCTTCCGCTATCAGCGCAGCCCGATACCGGGTTTCGTTCGAACGATACTCCCGGTCCAGTTCGTCCATGTTGCGGACTTCATCCTCGGACGGGTTTTCCTTGCCCGCCAGTTCTGCCAGAGATTGCCGGATTTCCGACTGCCTCCGGGCGATTTTCACACTATCAAGCATTTACTACTCCATTTCTCAGGTCTGTTGAGCCGCCTTCAGCGGCATATATGGCCCACCATTTATCGACGGCGGCGCACATTCTTTCGACAGCAAGCTGTCTGTCTGGATCAGCTTTGATCCGGGCTTTGCAGGTCTCTCGATCAACGTCCAAAACGATGGATTTGGCGCGGCGCAACTGCCGACACCATTCCTTTCGTTCAGCCACACTTGGGGCGGTCACGATCAGCCATGCCCGACCTCGATTGACTGTAGCCAGATCGTGAATTGCTTGGTTTCGCAGCTTGAAAGCCGCTTGAACAATTTCGGAACTGGTGTCCCATTTCTGGCCGCCAACGCTTCGCACGAAGTCGTCAAAATCAATGATATGATCACCAGGTTGGGAATTGTTTTTGACGTGGGTCGATTTGCCAGATCCCGGTGGCCCGCTGACAATCGTCACGGGAATTCTGGAGGGTCGCATGTCAAACGGAATGCTCCAGAGACCCCGCCGTTTTTCAAGTGCCGAAACCGCCATGCTCCAATCTCGAAGGTCTGCGCGGGGCGGGGGATGCCCGCATTCGATGCGGGTCTTTTTCGTGTGGCAACCTGGGCAAAGCGCCTGAAGGTTGCCGGAATCATAGGATAGCTCAGGGTGAGTCCTGACCGGTTTGACGTGATCCACCTCTAGGCGTCCACCGCATCCGCAGGACCGGCAGCGAAAGCGGTCCCGCTCTAGGATCTCCATGCGCAACGCCTTCCAACGCTTTGTGCGTGTGACACGCTTTGAAAACCGGTGATGATCCCGCCTCACACCCATTGCATTTTGGCCTTCACTTGGGGTTGAGCGGCGATCCGCGCGCCTTGGGCAATCGCGAGAACGGAAGCCGCCGCCGCGTCGATGCGACCAGTAGAGCGGGCTTTCGCTATTTTGATGTTGTTGGCAGGGTCGCGCAGGCAAACCGTGTCCGCAAAAGCCGATCTCAGCAGCAGAGAGGGCTTTGCCTTCACCAGCCCGTCAAATGCGGCGCGGCGGAAACGTTCCGCATCTTCACCACCATCGCGAAAGCCCTGCCCGCGCCAGACCAGGGGCGCGCGGATGCCAGCCCGGTTGATTGCCTCTCCAAGTTCGGCTTGCTTGTAGCGGTCCATCGTGATTGCGGTGACGTGTTCGCCTTCAACGTGGCGCATCACCTCGACCAGCCATGGCGCGACGGGTACTGTCTTATCTCCGAGCACAGTCAGTTCACCGCGATCATGCATCTCGACATAGCGCCCGGCCACCCCGTCCGCCTGGCCACGATCCAAGAGGCTGGGCATGGATGGGAAGGTGCCGAGGCATTCAAGCCGCCCCGTCTCGGGCCAGTAGAACGCCGCAGCCGTCATCGAGGCCGAACCGCCCAGGTCGATCCCGATCACCACGCCGCCTTCGCGCGGTGGTAATGTGGCCGTCTCACAGTTCAGCCATTCATCAAGAGTGATCAGCAGATCACGCGAATCTCCGGAAACGCGCTCATTGCGATTGTAGAGCCGGAAACTGGTGAGGCTGGAACCGCCCCGCGCAATCGCCCGTTTCGCTTGTGCTTCCAGCCATTCCAGCGAACCGCCGATTCCATGAGGCGCGCCGGGATTGGCGATCAGCAGCGATTCCGTGTCATCGGCGGGCAAGCCAGGGGCTGGGCGGTGCTCTTGAACATAGGATCCTGGGGACGGATCGTCGATCCAGCGAGAGAAGGGGTGCGTATCATCGCTGGCGCTTGTGCTGATCAAGAAGGCTCGGCCTTCCCGCTTGCCGAGGCCCGACAACAGGGCGTGTTCCAGCTCGTCGCCGCGATCCAGTGCCCAGTGGCCGCGTTCGTCCATGATGCACATGGTCGGAGCGCCGCCGAGGGCGGATTTTCCGTCTGCCGCGATGACGCGTAGGATATGCCCACCGCCATCGCCCTGATATTCGATTTCAAGACGGGGTGCGCGGCGGAAAATAAAGTGGCGCTGTATCTCCAAAGGCAGGCCGGCGATGAAACCAGCCACGAAGTCCCAGATGATGCGCCCCTGGTCCCGCGTCCGGGCTGCTGCGATGATTTCACGCCGGGGCTGGCGATCCCAGACGCCAATCAGACCGCCAAGTGCAAGCCCAGCCGTGATCGCGGATTTGCCGTTGCCGCGTCCGATACTAAGAATAGCGTTGGCGGTGTCAGCAGCCATTGCGCCTTCGATGAACTGCCGTTGAAAGGGGGCGAGCGAAACAGGTTTTCCGGCGTTTGGACCCTCGGGAATGCTCAAGCCATGCATGAATTGCATAGCTCTATCAGCAGGATCTCCAGCGGCGTCCTGCGCGAAAATTGAAAAGTCTCCTCCCCGGTCCGCTGTCTGTACGAAAGTCGCGACATTGGGACCATTTTCAAAGAGTTCTGACTGTCCTGTAGTTATCTGCATCGCGTGTATCTCTTTCTCTTTTTTTCTTCTCTTGCCCTCTGCTCACTGGTGAGGGTTCGTTGTGACGGTCGGAAAGCGGGTTAACGTGGCAGAGAATAAAACCCCGCCTCCCGCCCCGACCGCCGCGATCTTGTCCTGCTCACCGGAGCCGGGCCGTCGCTTAGGCCAGACCTGCCCTTCCCTCGGCTCGGTCCGCTCTCCCATGTTCACCGCCTTGAGGGTGGCAGTGGGGCCTTGGGGCTTGGAGAGACCGCGTGATGCGGAATAGCTGCCCTTGTGCTGTGGCCCGTTTCCCGGTAGCACTGTGATGCGTCAGCCCCGGCTAACCCGTGAAAGCCAGCTGATGCATAAGCTCGCCGATGCAACGGCGGGCTTTGTCTTTCTCACCGCTCGATCAGCTCCAGTTCCGGTTCAGGCGAAGCGCCCAGATCGGACACCAGCCGCCGCATGATCTGCTCTTGCTTTTCAGAGGGCCGCCACGCTGAGCGTTTGCCGTGCCGGGCGATGGACCTAACAAAGCCCTTGAGCCATTCGTCCGAGCCGTCCGTCATCACGCGCCGCATGATGATGGGCCAGCGATAGTTCAGGATTTCATCCAGCTCGCGGTCGGTCATATCTGCACCCCGCGGTACCTGGCCCCCACACGCGCCAGGTGTGGCGAAGTGGTGAGGGACTTGGCATCCATTGGCGAACGACCGTCATAGTGCAGCGCGGCTTGATCCATGAGGGCTTGAGACAAGTCGGATGGAATGTCCGCCACCGTCGCGCCAAAGCCCGCCTGATACTCGATGGTCATCCGGCTCGGGGTCAGGTCGTAATAGTTCGACAGCCAGCGGATATAGGGACGATTGCCGCCCACGAATTCGAAGGCCGTGAACGCCTCGCCGTCGATGGTTACTGTCGGCACGTCCACTTCTTCCACCGGCCCTATGGGCAGGCACAGCCCGCTTTCCTGGCCGGGGTCGAAGATCGTCACGCGGATCGTTTGGGCCAACAGCGCGATCTGGGCGAATTGCTCAATCTCCACCGCCGCTGTCTTACCCATGTTGGTGATCGCGGTGTCTTCTTCGACTGCGTTCTCATCCACCCTCATGTGTAACTTTAGGACACTGAGGACGAAGGGCAGCGCAGCGCCGCCTGCAATCCGGTGCACAAGCATCTTCATACCGCAATCTCCACTTCACTAATGTGCCGATAGAACGCCAGTTGGTCCTTCGCGCTCATGGCCTCATAGGCGGCGAGCGCGTGCGTCTTAAGTTCGGATCGGCTGGCCCAGGATGCCCAGAACCGGGCGTCATCCATACCGCCAAGAAACGGGGGCAATGGGGCACCAGCCGAGCTGAGTGACGCTGCCGCAGTCATTTCCGCGTGCTCTTGGTCCAGGGAATTGAGGGCAGCGAAGGCCAAAGCCGCGCGTTCGGTTTCCGCCATTCGCGCGGCTGCAACGACGCTGAAACCAGCCCAGGCATCTGCGCCGCCGAGGGTCAGGCAATAGCCCAACATGCGCGACATGCGCTTGTGGTCCGGGTTCATGATTTTGGAGAGAATAGACCCGCGTTTGCGAGACCGGATGTGTCCCGTTCGAGTCTCTAAGTCATTGACCTGTATAGGCCCGGAAACGCCCTTTGTGTCCCGCGCTGTAGTATAGTTTTTGCTGGTTTTTTTGCTTGTTCTGGCAGTTCTGTCGGGGTCGCCAGATATTCTTGGGATGTGCGGTTACGGTTCTGCTTGCCAAACTGTCATCACTCGGATGACAGCAACGAAAGCCTTGCATGGCTTCCCAACCGTGCATGGCCTCGCGCATTATTGCAGGTAGAAATCTACTCGCGCACCACTTTTTCATATCCCAAA